AGAGGTAAGCCTGTCGAGATAGCCACCGTTCAAGTCTTTGGCGTAAATGCCATGATTAAGCGTGTCCCTTGAATTCGGGCCGCTAGGGCGAAATCCGCAAGCTTCCTGGAAAAGCTCATTATCTGGCCATGCGTCAGCGTCAGGCGTTTCAATGGTGAGCCAGCGGACAAAGAGCCCATCAGGGAGACGGCCATTAACGTAGTCAGTATCGCGGCAAATCCTTTCACCGGCGGCCGTGTGTTTTCCAGCCTGGGCGAGCGGATCACGGACAATCTTCACGTGTTCACGCTTGAACCCATACTCTTTGGCGATTTCTTCAATGGTCATTGATTCCTCCGGGAAGAATTCGTCTTCACAAATACCATAGGCGTCTTCCCAAGTCTGCGCCCGGACAATGCCGGAAATGCCCAGACTGTCGCGGTGTATCCACAGCGGGCCAAAGCCATCGTCATAGACTGGAATTGCATGGCCGAAGCGGGATCTGGCGCTGACGAGGCGTTGGGAATCGGAAATGAGGGAAGGGGAGAGAGTTTTCATAGGGGGTGAAGTGTTGAAGGGTTGAATTACTGGCAAATCAATTCGGCAATCTGGTCCGCGATTTCTTCCGCGATTTGTGAAGGATTACAGTCCCGCGTGATCGTCACCACAGCCCAATGCGCGTGGCTATAGGCACCGCCTGAATAGGAATTGTCTCCGGTCTGATATGACCAGGAACAATCCTTTTCATCATCCTCCGGGGTGAATCCGATGGTGAGGCAGATTGCCGGGGTATCGTCGTCAGGCTCGTCGCTGGCGCGGTATTCGTCACGGATGTCGGGGACAAGGGAGGCCACAAGGGCGGACCATTGGGAGAGTTGCTGATTAAGCTGAATGTCGAGTGATTGCATACTGCGTTGACCTTTCAATTTCGCCCGGCGTAATTGCCGAGTTGATACCCCACAGCCTATAGCACATCACAAAGTTTGCAACAATTATTTTCGCGCTTATTCCTTAATAAGTTAACGAAAAAGGTAGTTTCTGTAATAAATTTGTGCGCGAGGGTGAACGTATGCGCGTAGGGGAATATGAGAGGGGGATTCTAGGGGAAATGCTGAGGGATTATCGGTAAAGGAGGTGACGGATTAGGGGATTACTTGCAAAAGGCAAGTGTGTCCCTCTTTATGACTTGCTTTCAAAATGCAAGTGTCCCTAATTCTCCCCGCCTGCGCCACCCACACGCAAAACTTCACGCTCTGGCTCGATACTGCGCCCCTGACGCGCGCGAGGTCGCGCAATGGTATCGCCTAGCCTGCGCCGCCTACAGCTCGCCACAGCTCGCCGCCCTTGGCATAGACTCCAAGCGTCAGGCCAACCTCTCCGCTGGCATTCTCCCGGCCCGCCAACTCTGGCGCTCGATCTGGCTCGCCTACTCATACGCCTATGCCCCCGGCAATCTCGCCAGCCCATACGCCTGGTCAACCTGGGGCCGATTCAATCCCCAGAACGCGGACACAGCGGACCTCCTAGCCAGGCGCTGGGCTGATCACAACAAAAAGAGGAAGCCCCAGCCGTGGAGGCGCAAGCGACAATCCCCAGCTCGGCCGCCGGGAGACATTCACCCCGGATCGCAACAATTCTTCCTCCCTCCGCTGTAGTGCCAACATGGCACTATTAAACATAACCGACATTGTGTGTTCTCCTTTTTTGGGTGAAATTTGGGGCGTGGCAGGTAGGGTGCTACAGGATGGTGGCCGATGGAATGCCCAGCGGGGAGCGGGGAGCGCCAGGCCGGGAACGCGGCTTCGGGGGTGGCTTTGGGCACCCCCTAGGGGCTCGCGTCCAGACAGATGCGTCATTTTTCGAAATTGGACAGCCTTGAACTTTTTGACTTTTCCTGCAACATTTACACCAGAATGCAATGCCATCAAAATCCCAAACGCATCAAACTCTCCGACGACGACCTCCAGGAGCTTCGCCGCCTCTGCCGCCACCTCGGCGCGTACTCCCGCACCGGCCCCAACAAGGGCACCGTCTCCCTGAGCACCTTCCTGCGGCGCATCGCCCGAGGCGATTTCGTCGTGACTCCCAAGGGGAAGTCGTGACCAGGTGATCTCCTCAGGGCTCCACCTCGATGCGCCATCCTCGGGAAGAATCTCCAGGAGCTTTGACCTGAAGAGTGCTTTGATCCGCAAAGTCATCAGGTGTCAACATTTGACCAGCCATTGTTGACACCTCCACTCTTAAAAGAATGAACTCTTCCCAAAACACCCCAGGATCAATCCTGACACCTAAACCCTCTACCGACACCCTCCAGTCCCTAATCTCTCAGTCAGCGGTGATCCAGCTCGTGGAATGCACTGATTGCCATGAGGAGTTTGAGCTGATGGCGATGAGAATGGATTCAGACGGCCGGGTGCGGTGCTTGAAGCGGTGCGCTGAAAAGAAGCGGCCAGCGGGGGGGATAAGGTCCGCTGGCCGTGGAGGATGTTGATTGGTGAATCAAGCCTATCACCGACCAACAAGGAAACCATACTTTACCTATTCCGCTTCCGCAAGCTCTTTTTCAAGTAATGCGGTAAGTTTTCACGCTCTGAGGTGTCTCCTTGACCGGCCACATCTCCACACCTTTCTGGCTGATGCACCATTCGTACTCGCTCTCGGTGAACTGCCAGGACCCGTAGCAGCGTTTGAAGTGGATGTTCTCCCGAGCGGTGGGGTGCCACACGAGGGGGAGGTTCCTGTCCCGGTGGTACTTGAGGATCTGTTCGAGTTTGCCGATCATGGCTTGATTAGATGGTGCTCAATGGAGGATTCCTCTTCAAGCTTTCTCCCAAGCAATACCCCCTAGGTACGTACCTTAACAAGATCCTCTTCCCCTCTTCCTTTCGGGTTCTTCTTCTTCGGCTCTCCTGATCGGGTGAGTTTGAGCGAGTTGTTGATGGGCAGACACACCAATCCTACTTGTTGGTGGTGTCTGCCCTTCTGACTGATGCTTCCGTTCTCTGATCGAGTCGAGAATCGCTGAGCGTCTTCAGGGCGTGTACTGGCAAGTTTCACCGTACACTGGCCTCTTACTATCACACCCGAACTTGGGTGCCAGACTGCGGCTCTTGAGGCATGCCACACCACCGCTGCGCTTGCGTCTGTCCTTCAGTAGCGCCCCGTTAATGTTCATGCCCTGTAAAGGCTTGGCTATCCGAACGGCGATGAACCGGGTGTACCAGGTGTCACTTCTGGCTGATTTGCCACGGTTTCACCCGTGGCTGACAGGGGGAATCTGCCACAGGTTTGGCAGAGTGCAAGTGGGAAAAGTCATCTCCTGAACGATTTCTGTGTGTTCAGAAACGTCTTCTATAACTGTATCTGCAAATACTCCGACTTCGGCTTCTCCACCAGGCTGCGCGTCTCCCGGTAAAGCTCCTCGTAGCAGAGCGTGGACAGCACGTAGGTGAGGGCGTCGAAGGCGTGCTTGAACTTGGAGGTCTTGTCGATGGGCCGGTTCTTGGTCTTCTTCAGGGACTGGATCGCCTCGATGGTGTGGGGGCACTTGCTCTTGCTGATGACAATGCGGTCCTGAAACAGGAGCTTCTTGAGGATGTCGATGCGCTGGCGCACGCTGCCATCGCCCTTCTCCACGGCAATGAGCCGGATCTTGCCTTTGGAGGCGTTGTACACCTCGACGTGCTGGCGGCGGTCGCTGATGGATTCGCGCATGTCGAAGACGCTGCGGTCGGCGTAGTGCTGCCAGCGGACCTTCCGGCCAAGCTGATGCTCCCAGTATTCCAGCTTGGCCACGAGTTCGATGGTGAACTCCCCGATGCTGATGTCCTCGCCGATGTACACCAGCTCGTCGAGGATGTTGAAGTGGGGCACCTCCCGGCCGGTGGCATCCGGCAGGAACACCTGCTCGACGATCACGCTGGCGTAGTTGGTGACACCGGGATCGCTGCCGGTGTACAGCTCGTAGGTGTCCGGGTGGGGGAGCAGGATACGGGGCTGCGGATTGATGGGCGTCTCCAGTTCACCCGCAATGTGGGTAGCCGGGCGGAACACGTCGGAGAAGATGCCGTCCCCGGCGGCGTTGGTCCACTTGCCCAGGAAGTAGCGGTCCCACAGGTCTTGGTTGTGGTGGTACTTGATCTTCAGCTCGTTCAGGTCCGCTTCTTCGAGGTACGGATTGTCCGGGACGAAGAACTCCATCAGCCCGAGATTGCGCTGGCGCTCCAGCAGGAGGTCCAGGTTGAGCCCCTTCTCGGCGGCCATCTTCTCCAGCAGCAGGCGGTCGGCGCTGCGGAACTTGTAGAAGAGCTGGTAAATCCAGTGGTCCTCGCCGGGCGGCTCCGGGTTGGTGTCCAGCATCATCAGATGGTCCCGGCTCTTCAGGTGCGGTGCCCGGAAGCAGTCGGTGATGATGTCGAAGGGGGTTTGCGTGTGGACCCAGGTACCCACCTCGGACCAGTAGAGTCCAGTGAAGATCTTGTTCTTGAAGCGGGCGCTGATCTCCTTCTCCGTGGCCCCGTCCCGGAACGTCTCAAGCTGGAGCACTGACTTGGTGCCGTGCTTGTTGGTGACGCTGCACTTCATTTTCTTGGAGACGCCGTGCTGGTAGGGCTTGTCAATCCACTCGAAGCCGAAGTCGCCTTCGATCCACTGCGGGATGATTGTCTCTGTGATGAGCTGCCAGCACCCGCCATCCACGGCGGAGGTGACAGTGGGAGCGATGATGCCAAACATGGCCTTGTCCGTCTCCCAGAGGTGCTCGACGACGGTGTTCAGACAGCCGAAGGTCTTGGAGGACTTGCGCGGGCCGGAGACGCACACGAAGCGCGGCTTGTCCGGGTTGTCCCGGTGGCAGAGCCAGCGCAGCTCGTCCTGCTTTGGTGAGGTGGCGGGGTGCCACTGGCCGTTGGTTACGGGCATGACTTTAAGATGTGGTCAGGAATCGGGAAAAGTTTAAGCCTCAGTTTTTGGAGCTTATTTGCTTCCCTACTGAGCCTTTTCTTTTGGTCGCATGATAAAACATTCCTCTCCTGAAAGCACAAATTTCGCTTATCAAGCTCGAAATTAAGAAGGCATTCCTCAATGAGATGGAGTTCTTCAGGACTCAGGGTTTGGGTTTTTATCGAGTTCGCTTTCATGCTTGCATCATCCATCATCCTGAGTAGGGTTGTCCAGACAGATAACGATAACGCGAAAATTTATGCCCATCAACTCGCTGACCATCGACCCTAAGAATCCCGCCTTCAAGGACGCCATCATGGGCTGCAAGGAGGGCGATGAAGTCACCCTCGAAGTCACCGGCAAGGTGGTCAGCATGGGCAACAACTACGTGCTCGATGTGAGCAAGGTGGAAAGCACCGCCGAGGAGAACGCTGAGTCGCCCGAGGAAGAGAGTAAGGAAACCGACGAGGGCGATTCTGATTCCGGCGAAGAGATGGGTGACGGAACCGGAGAGCCCATGGCCGACGGAAAGCCGATGCCCGGAAAGAACAAGGGCACTGGCGTCATGGTCCTGATCGGCGGAAAGGGTCCGAAGTGAAATCCATGCGCCTGGGAGGTGGGGGCCGCTTTGCCAAGCTCGAAGGTGAGCTGAAGGCGAAGGGCGCGAAAGATCCGGCTGCGCTGGCGGCTTGGATTGGGCGTAAGAACATGGGGGCAAAGAAGTTCAACCGTCTGTCGTTGACCGCTCGTAAGCGCGCATGATCTCCCCCAAAGTCTTCGAGCGCCACGGCTGCGACGCTGCTTCTCTGCGGAAAGTCTTCGAGAAGCGGGAGAAGTACGAATACCCGGAGAAGATCATCGCGCTGCTGGGCTGCATCCGTTCTCGTATGCAGCAGGGCCGGATGCAGAACCTGAAGGACTACAAGTACTTCGCGGCCATGGACTACGCCTATGACGCGCCGTACTATCAGACCACCCCGACGCTGGTGCAGCATGTCTGCAATCAGACACTCACCTACGAGGAGTCGCTGAAGGCGGTCGAAGGGTGGGGGCTGCGCTGGGGTGACATCTTCCGCATCAAGCTCAAGCCGGATGGCACCAAGGACCTGGACCTGAAGACGGGCCAGCCACAGCTCGAAGTCATTGCTCCATCGCTGGTCCGAACGCTTGTTCCGATGGTTAAGTCCTACCTGACCATCCGCTGCGCCAAGCTCTTCACGGATCGCAACCAAGTTCCCCTCTTCAAGTTCGAGCCCCTACGCAACACCGATGAGAATACCGTCCTGTGCGAGGTGCTGAACAACGTGATGGAGGGCATGGTCACGCAGTTTGGCTATCGGGATGAACTGCGGGACGCCATCTTCCACACGCTCCTCTACGGCATCAACATCCTGTTCCCCCAGGAGGCTTGGTACGAGGAGAAGCAGGAGAACGAGGACGGCACCGAGCGCGTTGTCCGGGAGGGAATCCGTTACATCCAGCCGCACCCGACGCGGATGTTCTACGACCTGTTCTATCGCACCAGCTCGCTCAACTCCGACAGCGGGTGCGAGTACACGGGCCACTGGCGAGTGGAGCGGTACGGCGAGATCCGGTCGAATCCACTGTACTTCAACCAGAACGCCATCCCCTACGGCACGAACTGGTTCCAGAGCCCCTACGCGGGCACCTACTTTAGCGACTTCTATCCGCCCTGCACGATGACGTTCCCCTCCGGGGAGCCGCTCAATCCGCAGATGCGCGAGACGAGCGCCGGGGTTTACGCCACCACCGACACGGACAAGGCCCTGTTCGTGACGGAGGTGTTCATGAAGCTCAAGCCCGAGGAGTGGGACTTGTACTGGCCCGGCGACGGCGAGAAGAAGGCGAAGCCCTACAAGAATCCTGCCTGGTTTCGCTTCGTCATGGCATCCGATGACACGGTGGTCTATGCGGAGCCGATGTGTTATACCCCGAATATATACTACGGGTATGATGCTGATGGCAGCCGAGTCCGCAATGCCAGCATGGCGTTGGAACTGATTCCTTTCCAGGACCAGCTTGGTAACCTGCTCTCCCAGATCCTGCTGACGGTGAAGCAGAACCTCGCCAATGTGGTGTTCTATGATACGAACATCGTGGACGCCGACCAGATTCGCAAGCTGAACAACGCGGGCGAGACGGCCCTGCGCGGCATCAACTTGGTCGGGTACGACTCGGAGAAGAACCTCAAGGCCGGACTCGACAACCGCACCGCGTTCCAGCCCATTACCCTTTCGCGCCAGAGCACGGGCGAGCTGATGAACACGATGAACACGGTGATCTCCATCGCCGAGCGGATGCTGGCTTTCAGCGCGCAGGAGTTGGGCTCGGCCGCCAGCCATCAGCAGAGCGCCGAGGAGATGCGCGTCATCAGCAACAGCATCGGCGTCCGGGTGGCCTACACTGGCACCTTCATCGACGATGCCAACGATGCGTGGAAGCGGCAGCTCGCCTCGGCCATGATGGCCTACATGGACGTGGACTTCGTGGCGGAGATTTCTCCCGACACCAAGAACCTCGACGAAATTCTCAAGAAGCTTGGCTTCAGCGTGGTGTCGCAGGGCTCTGGCAAGACCAAGACCGTCATCAACGGATCGAAGGTGAAGCTCCTTCCGCTGCTCATCGACGGGCTCGTGTCCAACAAGGATGGCCCGGATCGCGGCACCGACGCCCAGGCCGCAGCGGTGATGATGCAGACCGTGCAGGCCGTGGCCGGAAACCCCGAGCTGGCCCAGCAGGTGGGGCCGCAGAACCTGCTCCAGTTGCTCACCCGCGCTGCCCGCATGGGTGGCGCTCCCCGCGACTTCGAGTTGCAGCTTGCAGCCGGTGGCCAGACAGCCAAGCCGCTCACACTGGAGGACGTGCAGAAGCTCATCCAGCAGCAGGGCCAGCAGCTCATGCAGACCATCGGCAAGGAAGTGGCCGACCAGGTGGTCAAGCCCGCTGCCGCGCAGGACGCGAAGCAACAGCAGGAGATTGACCAGATGGCCTCACAGCTTGCCACTGTCGAACAGGTGGTCGGTAAGCTCACTCAGATTTTCGCAGGCGCAAATGCAGCGCCGCCTCCGCAAGAGGTTCAGCCGCCCATGCCACCTCAACCCGCCCCGATAGATGTCAACCAACAACCCCCTCCTGAAGCTGGACAAGTCCCCGTTGGTCCAGCAGGACAGCCTGGCCCTTCGCAAATGGCTGGCGGCCCCGGATCGCCGACACCTTGAGCGCATCCTCCGTACCCGCGCCTCTGACCTGATGCTCTCTGGTGCTGCTGCCAAGATGGGACTTGCCAAGGACCAGGTTGGCCATATCCGCGCCGATGTGGACTTCGCCAAGGCGCAGCGCCTGATGGAATGCCTCAACGTGCTGACCGAGATCAGCAATGAGGAGGGCGAGTACCTGGTCGGCACACCCAATTTCATAACATGAGCAAACCAACCACCACCCCACCCGAAGCCAAACCGAAGTTCCTCGACGAGGAGCTTTCACGCACCCTGCTGTCCGAGTTCCTCGACGGTGCTCCTGACAAGAAGGAACCGGAAGGCAACAAGCCTGCTGGAGATCCCCCCGCTGCTGATCCCGCTCCGGAGCCCAAGGAGGAGGTGCCGCCCGCTCCGGCCGCCGATCCCGCCCTGGAGCCCAAGCCTGAACCAATGAAGAAGAAGGCCAAGGCTTCAAAGGTCGAGAAGCCTGGACCCGTCGCCCCGCCCACCGCCGAGGAGATTGGCACTTCCGTTGCCAAGGCTGTCGCGCGCGAGATGCGCCAGAACCAGCAACCTGCTCCCGAAGTGAAGCCGGTGATCGTCGTCGAAGATGATCTCCCCCCCGCCGAGCGCCGCCTGCAAAACAACCTGGCCGCGCTGGCCAAGCTCTACCCGGACGAGTACGGCACCGTTCACACTGATCGGAAGAATTTTGTTGACCGGCTCCGCACCTACGAGCAGGAGTGGATCAAGAACAATCCCGGCGAGCAGTTTGATCCCAACTCCGAGGAGCACAACGAATTCTACTCGACGGACCCGATGCAGAAGGTGAGCAGCGAGCATCTCGCTGAAGCCATTGCCGAGCAGCGCGTAGAGGAGAAGGCACACGAGATCGAGCAGCGCATCCAGCAGTCGGAGCGCGTGCGCCAGACGGAGCCGGTGGCCGCCAGCGTCGCGGCCGAGGCTGCCAGCGGTATCGTTAAAGAACTCGGTGGCGATCTCGCCATCAAAGTCAACCCGGACGGCCGGATCGACCACGCCTCCTATCAGGCGGCCCTCGAAGCCGATCCCATCAAGGCTCCCATCATCGCGGGTGCGGCCCAGGCGGCGGCCCAACTGTCGGCCGAGGTGGTGAAAATCTACAGCGGGGCCGTGAAGCCTGACCCCGACGCCAATCCCCAGCATCGCAGCCTCCTGCAATTCGGTGCCGACATGGAACGGAAGATGGCCACCCTGAAACCCGCGCAGTGGGATGACCCCAAGGGCCGCGCCCTTGAAGATTTCCTTCCTTCGCGCCAGTATTGGTCGTTGCCTGCCGCGCAGCGCCACAATCACTGGACCTTCGATCAGGATGACATGGTGAATCTCGTGCAAGCGGACATCCGAAATGATGCGCGAAACAGTATGGAGTCCGAAGAAAAGCGCGTGAACACCATCATCTCCAAGCGCAGCGGCGGGGTGCCTACCGCCACTTCCAAGGCGCAACCCGGAAACTCCCCACAGCGGGAAAACCAGCCAACAGCACCGTCGAAACCCACTTCCCCGAGTGGTCGTGGTCAGCCAAATTTGGCGGGTCCGACTGGTGGCAAACCCGGCGGTAATAAAACTGTTGAAGACAGTTGGATTGCTGGGTTTTAACGGTAAAGCTTGAACAAAGATCACTGGTGAACAGCCGGTGGCCCGAGTTCAGCAACCGTTAAAACCTATGGCCGTAGCCGCAAATATCTTCGCCAAGTGCGCTCCCGCACTTGGCACCAACATCAAGCAGTGCTCCTCGGTGACGCTGTGTGATGCGATTCCCATCGAGTCCGGCGACATCGCCGAGATCTACACCAAGAACGGCAGCTACCGCTATCTGGATGCGCTGTTCCGGTTCGAGTTCGAGCTGAAGGCGTGCCAGGCCCCACAGAACGGGATGTACGACTTCCTGATGGCGAACAAGGTGTCGTTCGGCCACAAGATCAGCCCGAAGCGGGTTGATGCGGGCACATACTCGGTGGACCCGTTCGTCATGGGCCGCCGCTTCTGGCCGATCAACAACGCCTACTGGCATGGCCTCAACGGCGTGGCCAGCGGTGGCAACTGGCAGATCGACGTGGTGAGCACCACGGGCGTCCCGTTCGATGTGCGCACGTTCATCCCCGATGACGAACTCGCCATCACCTCCGAGACGGCCGGTGGTTCCCGCTCCGTCACCTCGTGGAAGATCGTCAGCTCGACGGCGCTCACGGCCACGCATGGCCGACTGGTCCTGTCCTCGCTCAACGGTGGCTCCAATCTTCCCGCTGACAAGCTGACCTATCCCGTCACCGGCCTCGTGCGCCGGACGGTCAACAACAAGAACGATACCGAGTCGTTCTGCAATGAGCCGACGACCTACACCAACTGGTCGAACGTGCCCTTCTGGTACGGCACCAGCCGCATCACCACCTGCACCTCGGAACTCTACGCCCAGTGGCGCAAGTACCTGCTCGAAGGGAACGCCTACTACAAGGAGTTCCAGGACCTCACCGAGATCGAAGTCAACAAGCAGGTGGCCGCCGAGTGGCAGCGCCGCTGGGCTGACGCCTTCTTCTTCTCGAAGGCCGCGAGCGCGAACCAGACCCTGAGCAGCTACAACAGCCTGCCCGACATCACCTCCGCCTCCAGCAGCGCCCTCGACGTGCCAACTGGTGCCAAGTGCATCGGCAAGCGCGCGTACCCGGTCGGCGTGTACGAGCAGCTCGCTGAGTGTAACCGCATCGCCGACGTGCAGGGTGCTAAGCTCATCCTGTCCGACCTGTTCCGCTCGCTCTATGACATCTGGCGCTTGCGTCAGTCGCAGGGTGACAACTCGAACATGATCGACCTGTTCATGGACACGACCCAGGCCGCGAACTTCAACACGGCGATGATCCAGTACTACAATGCCGCGTTGCAGGGCACGCTGCGGGTCAACCTGCCGGTCGGTGGCGACTTCGATCCCACCCAGATGGCGCAGATCAAGAATGCCAAGTTCGGCTTCACGTACCGCAGCTACAAGCTGCTCTGGCCCATCGGTCTGACCATCAACGTCGTCACGCACTTCTTCTTCGACGACGCGATCACGGCCAGCATCCAGGCCGGTCTGAGCACCAACCTGGAGCGCAACCTCTGGGTGCTCGACTTCAAGGGCGTGTACCCGTTTGTCGTCCAGTCGAACCGCGTCATCACGAACACCAATCCGGCGGCGCTGCAAGGCATCGACGCGACGTATTCCTGCACCATGCGCATCCCGACGGAGCAGAAGACCATGACCTCCGTTACCTGGGGCGTCGTGGTGGACTGCCCGGCCTCGAACCTCATCATCGAGAACCTCCCGGCTGGCATCCCGGATGCGACCACGGACGACGGTTACAGCAAGTACCCGCTCGCGGGCAGCTCGACGACCACGACTCCGGCCTGAAAAAGCTTGCGGCCTGAATCTGCGCTGGTAGATTCCGCCCCATGAAATTCAAGAACGCCCGGCCAGCACACGTTGGCCGGGCGTTCCTTTTCGTACTCACATGATCCACTATTTCAAGAAAGAACTCGTCAGCAATCCCATCAAGGACCGCAAGGGAGCAGTCATCCACTTCGAGGACCTGGGCGGGAACAGCGGTGTGCTCGCGCTCAACTCGGAGACGCACATGGACCTGATCGCTGACCTGACTGCCATCAAGGGCACGCGGGGAGTTTCCATCATCGACCAGAACGTGTACGAGTGGTTAAAAAAAAACCGTCCGAAGAACGACTCCTCCGTGAGCAGCTCGCCGCCAAACGGAATGCCCGCCCTCCGAGTCCTCCATCGCCTGTCGGAGGCTGCGTCCCCTGCGGTGCCCGACGATCCCGCACTGCGTAGCGTGCCGCAGCAGCCCGCCGTGGTGGCCCCCGCTCCTTCCAAGCCTTCGCTGGCCATCAAGACCGCGCCGGACCCGGTTGTCGCCCCGGTTCCGCCCGCCAAATCCCCCAACCTCGGCATTCCCAAGCCTGCGGCAGCCGCCGCGTAACCCATGCCCTACACCTTTGGCGATCTCAAAGCAGAACTCCGGCCCATTCTCTGGCCGCAGGGTGAGGCTGATCGTCTGGTGGTGCCGCACAACAAGTTCTTCGAGGAGGCGTTGGTCGAGATTCAACGCTGGGTGGACTGCCTCCAGTACAACAACACCCAGCTCTTCCGCTCGTGCTCCCGCTTCTACCACTGCGGCCTGAGCGTAATGGAGCAGCCTGTCTCGCTGGCGGATTCCCGCAGCATTGGCAACCGGATCATTTCCGTGTCGGTCATCGACAAGATCAATCCGACCACGAAGAAGGAAGATCCTGAATCTCCTGACGACTGGTGCTCCCGCATCTACTACCAGCCCACCTCGTACCCAATCCTCACCCAGTACCAGCAGCAGGTGAAGTCCTGCCAGTCGTGTGGTGGATCATTTGGCCAAGGCATCGACTTCGGTGGCCTGTTCGGGTTCCCCTTCTACAACTGCGGCAAGGGCCGATTCCCGGTGCCCGACGATGCCGAGTATCTCGCCTCGCCGGGGCTCCCGATGGGCTATCACTATCAGCCGCAGACTTCGACCAACTCGAAGTGGGGCCGCTCCCGGCAAGGCGTGTGGGCGGTGGAGCGCGGTCGCCTGTACTTGGCCCCGTGGTTGCAGGGCTCTGAGACAGTCATTGTCGAGTGGGACGGACTGAAGAACATCTGGGACGATCTCGACCTCGTGGAGAACAACGCCACGCTCAAGCGCGCAGTGCGCTACTACGTGGCGTGGAACGACGCGAAAGACTACCTCCAGGATGATGCCGCAGCGGCCCGCGCCTACCAGAGCTACCAGATTGAGCTGCGTGCGCTGATGCGTGATTGCCGCGAAGAGACGATGCCCCGCGAGCGGGCGCAGAGTAATGCGCGCCAGGCCGTGCTTCCGGCGGCGTCCTACTACGAGTCCCCCGTGCCAGCCACCTTGCAGGCTCCAGAGCAGGAGACTGCATCATGCCCGGACGTAAAGGCTCCTGTGTTCTACCCTCCGGCCGGGTCGTATGTCATCTATCCGCAGGAAGTGACCATCTCGAACGGAAATTCCGAGGTGGAGATTTTCTACACGCTCGACGGGTCCGCTCCCACCCGGTTGAGCAACCTTTATTCCGGCCCTATCGCGCTCACCTCTGGGCAGACGCTGCGGGCGATTGCGAACTCGGGAGGATGTCTGAGCGAGGTCGGTGATGCGAACTACCTGAACGCCAACAGCCAGAGCCAGATCGACCCCGTTCTGACTGTGCTGTGCAGTCGTGATGACCGCGCTGGTGCATGGTTCATTTTCCACGGTGATGGATCGGAGGACATCAACTACTCGCTGATGTTCAAGTACCCAACTTCCAAGGTGGTCACGCGGCTGGAGATGTACGAGACGGACTCGAATGGTGTGTGGAACACGGGCCGCGCCTGGGCGACGGACTACATCATCCACCCCGCAGAGCTTGGCGGGAATCCGTTCTACACCTACCCGCTGGTGATCTTTGAGGGTGCGGCCCAGCTCAACACGACGTACAAGGCGTCGCTCGGGACTTTCAGCAATGCAGCCCATGTGTGGCGGATGTACGCTGAATCGGTTGGTGTTACGCCATCCGGCACCAACTACAAGCTCATCACGTACTTCGGTGACGGCTCCAGCTTCACAAATTTGGTGCGCATCACTTGCACTCCACCGCCGCCACCTCCTCCGCCACCCCCTCCACCCCCGCCTCCGTGCGATCAGCCGACCATTACCGCTTCAGACCTGAATATTCCCATTGCTGCAACCATTGGAGATCCTCCCACCCAGTGCTCAAACTACTCACTTGCTCTTGCAGATCAAGTTTCAGTTACAGGTGGTGATTTGTATGGATTCGTAAAGCTTGATGGTCCATCTGGATCTGGGTCAACTTCCTATGGACCTTTAGATTCAGTTTCGCTTGCGAATCCAGGTACATATTATTTCAGGGCATACGCCATTTCACCGGAAGGGTGCATCGGATCTTCAGATTTTTCAGTAACCATAAGTTGCTACGTATTTGGATGCAGCGGAATTTCCACTTGTCCGGTTTCACTATCACTTGACCTAACTTTGGCCGATCCAAATTTACCACCCGTGGTGATGTCTCCAGGAACAGGAAATACCAGCATGTTCCCTCAATTATCACAGTGGGAATCTATTTTTTCAGAGTTTGATCCGTGTTCTTATTGGGGTGTTCGCGGACCTTCAACCGCAGTGGGACAACCAGGAGATAATTGGTTTACGATTTATCAACTTTTTCCGTGGAATCCTGACAATCAAACCGATGGATCAGGATGGGGATTCAACGAGTTTGATTATCAAGGTTTTAATAATTACAATACAAACCTTCATATATTAAACATGGTTAATGGATGCCCATGTGGTACTCTGTATCAGTACAGCACCACCTTTCCTCCATTTGATCCAAGTGGAGCGGAACCGTCATTTGTAGTTTCCTGTTAAAATGCGCTTCGACCTCATCATCAAGTCGCCCTGCGAAACGCCTGAAGGTGGGAACTCCACGACCACCACTGGGAGCGACTCCACGACGACCACCTCTTCGGACTCCACCACCACGACCAGCACCTGATGCGATTCGTCGTCAAGTACCCCACGCGGGGCCGACCCACGCTGTTCCTGCGCCAACTCCAGCGGTATCGCTCCATGGCGTCCCGCAAGCACCAGATCAAGTTCATCGTCTCCGTGGACGAGGACGATGCCACGATGAATTGCGAGGATGTCCGGCGCATCGCCAAGGCCACGCCCAACCTGTTCATCCACCGGGGCCGCTCCACGGGGAAGATCACGGCGGTGAATGCGGACATGGATAAGCTGGGTGATTACGACATCCTGATCCTCGCCTCGGACGACATGATCCCGCAAATGGTCGGGTACGATGACCTGATCGCCACGCTGATGCAGAAGCACTTCCCGAACTTGGACGGGGTGCTGCACTTCCGGGATGGACTCAATCACGCGAACCTGAACACGATGCCAATCATGGGTAAGCGGCTGGTGGACAAGTGGGGGTATGTGTACCACCCGTCCTACATCAGCGAATTTTGCGATAACGAGATGCAGTGCGTCACCGAGCGCGACGGCAAGAGCGCCAAGTTTGACCAGGTGCTCTTCAAGCACGAGTGGACCACTCACACTGGCACCGATGCCACCTTCAAGCGCAACAGCGGATTCTTCGAGCGTGACCAGAAGAACTTCCTCGCACGCCAAGCCGCAGGATTCCCGTGAGCGCGCCCGAACTCTCCATCCTCATCTGCACGCTGCCCGAGCGCGGGGCCGTGCTCCAGCGCCTCCAGCAGATGCTTCAGCGCCAGATGGCCCGGCAGCCGGTGGAGATGATCTTCGACCGCACGGGGCCGCACATGACCGTTGGGGCCAAGCGCAATGCCCTACTCTCGCGCGCCAGCGGCCGGTACGTGGCCTTCATCGACGATGATGACACAGTTCATCCTTCCTACGTCGGCCTCGTACTGGACCGCCTGAAGTTCAATCCCGACTGCGTGGAGCTGCGCGGCACGATGACCACGAACGGGACCAATCCTAAGCAGTTCATCCACACCATCCACTGCACCCACTGGCACGAGAAGGATGGCGTGTACTGGCGGATGCCGAACCACCTGAATCCCATCCGTCGGGAACTGGCCGTGCAGGCTGGCTTCCCGGAGAAGTCCTTTGGTGAGGACCACGAGTTCAGCCAGCGGGTCCAGCCGCTGCTCAAGACCCAGGCGGAACTTCCCATCTCGATCTACAACTACCTGTACCGGACTCGAAAATGAAGAAGGTCATCAGTTACAGTCTGTTCTGGCTCGGCAAGGATAAGCACTCGCTGCTCTACTCCAATGGCATCAAGGCCATCTGCCGGGCGCATCACTCCGTATTTCCGGGGTGGGAGTGGCGCGTCCACCATGATGGCACCATCGGCTCTGACAAGACGGCCCGCCACCTCGCGGCCTACGAGAAGGCTGGCCTTGTGAAGCTCGTGGACATCGGCCCGCAGACCAGCATCTGCCGGGCGATGATCTCGCGGATGATGCCGGTGTGGGACACCGATGTTTCGCACACGCTCTGCCGCGACATGGACTCACTGCCGACACCGCGTGATGCGATGGCGGTGGCGCAGTTCATCGAGTCTCGCGCTGCCATGCACTGCCTGGCGGATCATGTCCAGCATGGTGCGTGCATCATGGGCGGCCTGTGTGGATTCCGAAACGACCGCTTCCGCCAGATCACCCGCATTCCGCACTACGAGTCGTTCATCTCGCAGGAACCTCTCGACCGGCATGGCGATGACCAGCTCCTCCTCGCCAAGAAGGTGTGGCCATTCCTCCAGCACAGCCTGTGTGAGCATCGCCTGGGCGGCCACCGCACGCCGCACGCGGTACGCTCCTACGACAAGATCGCAGCAGTCGCTCTCCCCGGAGTCCGACCCGAGGTGGTTGCTGGCGGCGACTCCCTGATCCCGTTCATGGGTGCTCCCGGCTTTGACTTCCACCGCGCCGAAGCTTTCTACAATGAGCATGGCGATCCGGTCCTGATGCAGAAAATCTCCGAAGCCGAATCCGCATGAAGTTCAACTACCGATCCATCCCGCGCGACAAGCTGGCCATGCTGGACCAGTTCGCCGCCATGGCCTGCTCCACCAAGCAGGGCATCCAGCACACCTACCTTGCCGCGCTGGACATCGCGGAGCGC